GGCTGGACCCCGCCAGCGGTTACAACCTGGAGGAGCCATCGTTATTGTGATGACTCGTTGGTCTAAGAAAGACGTAACGGGGAAGCTCACCCGTAAAATGAGCCAGTCTGAGGGGGCTGATCAGTGGGAAGTCATTGAATTTCCTGCAATTTTACCGTCAGGCAAGTCCCTTTGGCCTGGGTTCTGGAAACTAGAAGAGTTAGAGTCTATTAAGGCGTCGGTTCCCCCGTCGAAATGGGCGGCACAGTACATGCAGCGTCCTACGGGAGAGGGGATTTCCATTATTCCGAAGGAATGGTTCAAGGTTTGGCCTAATGAAAAGCCTCCGGAATGTAATTATTTAATTCAAAGTTACGATACGGCGTTTTTGAAAACGGAACGTTCAGACTTTACTGCAATTACAACGTGGGGAGTCTTCCATCCGGAGGGCAAAATTGACGATCAGGTGTACGGGGGTCAGGAAGCTCACTTGATTTTGTTAGATTGTGTGAAGGAGCGGCTAGATTTCCCGGAATTAAAGCGTGAAGCGTTACGGTTATATGAGCATTGGAACCCAGATACGGTGATTATTGAAACGAAAGCGTCGGGGATTCCACTGACTCAGGAATTACGGCGGTTGGGGATTCCAATTAATACATTTTCGCCGAATAAAGGACAGGATAAGATTGCGCGGCTAAATTCAGTTAGCCCTATTTTCCAAGATGGAAAGATTTGGGTTCCCGAAATGCGGTGGGCTGAAGAATTGATGGAAGAGGTTTCGGATTTTCCGAACGGTGAACACGACGACTTGGTGGATGCAACGAGTTTAGCCCTGATGCGTTTCCGAACGGGGGGTTTTTTGCGACTTGCGTCGGATTGGGAGGACGAAGAGGAGTATTATCCGCGCATGCGGGTGTACTATTGATTTATTCTTTTTGTTAACAGGGGTATCTTTTGCGCTTATGGCCACACCACCTGAATATATAGGCAACCGACCCGTTGAAGTAGAGCTTCAAGAGGATATTATCGGTCCTGAAGGCGTGGACGTCTTCTTCGATAGTAACGGGATTGGTTCTATTGGAGCTGATCCGGAAGAAGAACCCCAAATTCTCTTTGGTGAGAACATTGCCGACTACTTAGAAGAGCGAACGCTTAGTAAAATTGCTTCTCAACTGATTCATTCGTACCGCGAGGACCTTGATTCCCGCGAAGATTGGTACGAAGCCTTTAAAAAGGGCTTAGATTTATTAGGTATTAAGTCTGATAACCGTAGCGAACCGTTTCAAGGAGCGAGTGGTGTGTATCACCCACTTTTAGCGGAAGCGGTTACTCATTTTCAGGCACAAGCCTATAAAGAATTACTTCCTGCTGGGGGTCCGGTAGACACACAGGTCATGGGGACGATGACTGATCCGAAAATGGATCAGGCAAATCGTGTCAAGAACTTCATGAACTTCCAACTAACCTATAAGATGGAAGAGTACGACCCAGAAATGGATCAATTGCTCTTTTATTTGCCATTATCGGGTTCTGCGTTTAAGAAAAGTTACTACGATCCTGCATTAGGCCGTGCGGTCTCTCGATTTATTAAAGCGGATGACTTAATCGTACCTTATGGCACTTCCGACTTAGTGACGAGTCCACGAATTACCCACGTTATTAAGATGACAGAGAATGATTTGCGGAAATTACAGCTTTCGGGCTTTTATTCCGATATTTCTTTGTCTCCCCCTTCGATGACGGACGATTCTCCGGTCCAAGAAAAGATTGATGAGATAGAAGGGTCTTCTCCCCCTCCTCAAGAAGATGAATACACGTTACTTGAGGTACATGTTGAGCTAGATATTGAGGGATTAGAGGATACGGACCCACAAGGAGAGCCAACAGGGTTGGCGTTACCGTATATTGTTACGGTTTGTGAGGATAGCCACAAAGTTTTAGCGATTCGCCAGAATTATCAAGAAACTGATCCGATGCGTAAGAAGATTGAGCACTTCACGCACTTTAAATTCCTTCCAGGACTGGGTTTTTACGGATTTGGCTTGATCCACATGATTGGGGGAGTGACTAAATCCGCTACCGCGATATTGCGCCAGCTAATTGATGCAGGAACGCTCTCGAACCTTCCTGCTGGCTTCAAATCTCGTGGATTGAACATTCAACGCACGGATGACCCGATTCAACCTGGAGAATGGCGTGATGTAGACACCCCAGGAGGCACGATTCGTGATTCTTTCTTGCCATTACCGTATAAAGAGCCAAGTGCTACCTTATCCACGCTATTGGGACTTTTAGTAGAGTCGGGTCAACGATTTGCTTCGGTTTTAGATCAGACTGGAGCGGATAGTAACCAGAACGCACCTGTTGGTTCGACTGTTGCGGTTTTGGAAAAGGGTCAAAAGGTTATTTCTGCAATTCATAAGCGATTGCACTATGCGCAACGCACTGAGTTCAAGATTTTAAAACGAGTCTTCGGAGAAACGCTCCCACCGGAGTATCCGTATCAAGTTCAGGGGGCACAGCAGACAGTCTTCCGAGAAGACTTCAGTAATCAGGTAGATGTGATCCCTGTTTCGGATCCAAACATTTTTAGCACCACCCAACGTATAATTTTAGTCGCAAACAACAGCTTCAAATGGCTCAAAGTGCACCTCAGTTGCATAATATGAAAGAAGCCTTCCGAAAAATGTATTTAGCCCTAAATATTCGCGATATTGACGATGTTTTGCTACCTGACACGCCTCCTGCTCCAAAAGACCCAGTTCAAGAGAATCAAGACGCATTAACATCGGTTCCATTGCAAGCATTTATTCAACAGAATCATGATGCGCATATTCAGACGCATACCGCGTTTATGCAGAATCCAAACACGCAACAAAACCAAGGAGCTATGTCTGGGCTTCAAGCACATATCCAACAGCACCAAGCTCTGAAGTATCGCATCCAAGTAGAGCAGATATTGACGCAACAAGGAGTTCAATTGCCACAACCTGGACCGGATGGGCAATTACCGCAATTACCTCCGGAAGCAGAGAGTCAAATTGCAATGGCGGCGGCACAAGCAACACAACAGATTACAGGACAAGAACAAGCCTTGGCTGCTGCAATGCAAACCCCAGATCCGCAACGTCAAATGTTTGATGAGCAAATGCAGCTAGAATACGAAAAGATTAATCAGAAACAAGAAGAAACAGAGCTTAAAGCGGAACTAGACCGTGAGAAGATTGAATCAGATGAACGGCGTAAAGATTTACGCACTGCTGCCGATTTACAGGAAGCAGAGATGAAACATCAGGAAGAATCAGATAAAGGATTTATTGAACTCACTAAAATTTCAGAGCAAGCGAGGAGAGATTAATTATGCCAAAGGTAGGTAAGAAACATTATCCGTATACGGCAAAAGGAAAGGCTGCTGCAAAATCTGCTGCGAAGAGACAGGGCAAATCGGTGAAATACAATAAAGGCGGTAAAGTAAAATCGTCGAGAGGAAAGAAATAGTGAAAGATTGGAATAAAGAGTTAACTAAATATCCAAAGCCTGGAAAGCAGCCAGCGGGTGTTTCTGTTAAGTCATTGGAAGCTTCAGGAGAAGGTCTTGCGCAATCTAAAACGATTCAAGCAGGAACCCTTCTTTCTGAAGGTGGACAAAAGGCTTCTGTAAAAGGTAAAGGTGCAGCAACGAAAGGGTTGCTGTTTTATCGCTACATTAAGTAGTGTTGGATGGATTTTTTAAAGTATTCGGAGTATTTGCTCCGCAGAATACGAGAACGTCAAGAGACGTTGTCGCGTACACTCTCCACGGGGAGTGCTCAAGACTATGCTCAGTACCAACGATTAGTTGGGGAGATTTCAGGGTTGAACTTCGCTGAGCAGGAAATTGTAACCCTGCATGGAAATTTGGAAGAAAACGATGAGTGAACCGATTCCAGAACGTGTCCTAAATTTTGGATCCTCTGAGGAAGAAGAGCCTCAGATTACTCCTGAGAATTTAGAGAGCCACGCAAATAAACTCCCACGCCCTACGGGGTATCGGGTGTTAATACTACCATTCAAGCCAAGTTCTACTACGAAAGGTGGAATTATGCTTGCCAAGCAAACGATGGAAAAAGAACAACTAGCTACGATTGTAGGTTTAGTTGTTTCTTTGGGTCCTGATGCTTATGCCGATCCGGACAAATTTTCTGATGGCCCTTGGTGTAAAGAGGGCGATTGGGTGATATTTGGCCGCTATGCTGGCGCAAGGTTTCGTATTGAAGGAGGCGATATGCGCCTTTTAAATGACGACGAAATACTTGCAGTCATTGACAATCCAGAAGAAATTCTGCACGGATAAAAAGGACTCTTTCATGGCTGAACAAGACATTGAACTAGTACTTCCCGAAGGTGAAGTAGATATTCATGAAGCTGATGTGGTTCAAGAAAAACCTGAAGATCGAGATTTTAGTGCGTCTTCAACGGAAGAAGATAAAGTTCAAGAAGAATCTTCCGATGAGCTAGAAGAATATAGTGAGACCGTTAAAAAACGCATTAATGCGTTAACGTATAAAATGCGAGAAGCGGAGCGTCAACGAGATGAAGCTCTCAATTTTGCGGAAAAAATACAGGGTCAGAATGGGTCCTTAGAACAGAAGCTACGTTCTTCCGACGCTACCTTGGTTAATGAATACGAAGCGCGTGTTAATTCAGAAACAGAGCGTGCTCGAAAGGCTTTAAAAGAAGCCNAAGAACTAGGGGATGCGGAAGCGATTGCTTTGGCAACGGAAGCCGTTGCTAAAACTTCTGTGGAAGCGCAAAATGTACAGCGTTTACAAGCCCAGCAAAAAACTAATGCTCGAAGACCTGTTCGAAGGAACCAGCAAAATATCCAACAAGGAGTTGCAGCTCCTCAGGCAGCTGCACCAGATCCTAAAGCACAGGAATGGGCTGAAAAGAATTCATGGTTTGGGTCTGATCGAGGAATGACGTTCGCGGCTTTTGGAATTCACCAGGAACTGATCAATGAAAATGTTGATCCTGCTTCTGAGGAATATTACCAACGAGTCGACGAACAGATGAGGGAATATTTTCCTCAAAAATTCGATCAGCCAAAAAACGTGCAACAGGTCGCAGGTTCTAGCCGAGGGGCTGGAGCATCAAGATCTGGAACACGCAAAGTAAAGTTAAGCCCTTCGCAGGTTGCTGTCGCAAAACGCCTAGGGGTTACTTTAGAAGATTACGCAAAATACGCAAGTTAGGAGTTTAATATGTCAGATCGTAACTCCAGGTCTGCTACCTCACGAGAGAAAAGCTCTCGCCGTAAACCATGGCAACCGCCATCTATGTTAGACGCCCCAGAAGCACCACCAGGATATCAACATCGCTGGATTCGTGCAGAAGTCCGAGGTCATGATGACAGAGCGAATATGTCAAAACGTATTCGTGAAGGATTCGAACTCGTTCGAGCAGAGGAATACCCCGATTTCGAAGCTCCTACGGTTGAGGACGGTAAGCATGCAGGCGTCATAGGTGTAGGAGGATTGGTACTCGCCCGTATTCCGGAAGAAACCGTAGAAGAACGGAATTCTTATTTTCAACATCAATCAGCAGAACAAATGAGGGGTGTTGATAACGATTATTTGCGAGAAAGTGATCCGACGATGCCGTTACGACGTGGGGACGTTGAACGATCATCGAAGGTGGAATTTGGCGGTCAGGCTCGTCCTGACAATTCTGAAACCTAATTTTGCTTAAACGAGGTTTGTAATGGCAAACACAGATAAGCCGAATGGATTTACCCCTGCATTTAACATCTATGGTGGAACAATGCAGGCCGCAAAAGCGAGGATCGAAAATGGCTATGGCACCCTAATTTGTAGTGGTGACGTTGTTAATCTTTCGGGTGGTTATATAATCCAAGGCACGGCAACAGGAACGCCAGCTGGAGTTTTTTATGGTGTACAGTGGACAGCTACGGACGGAACTCCGAAATGGTCCAACCAGTGGACGGCGAGTACGGCGACACTGGCAAGTGCAGACGCCATTGCGTATATCTATAGAGATCCTGGGATCGTATATGAAGCGCAGTTTACAGCAGGCACGCCTGCCGTAAGTTTTATTGGCAACAAGTACACCCTTTCAACTACAGCTGGTAGTACTTTGAATGGACGTTCAAAAGAGGGAGTCACTGCGACTACTTCTTCGGGAATTGCGTTATGCGTAGGGTTCGTAGATGAACCCAGCAACTCAATTGGAGCGTATGCGCGAGCATACTTCACATTCCCGACTAACGTCTTTGCGGTTTAAGGAGAGTAATTAATGGCTATTAATAGAGCGCAACTCGTAAAAGAGCTTGTTCCTGGCCTTCATGCTCTCTTTGGACTTGAGTATGATAGGTATGCCAATGAGCATGAGGACATCTTCGATACGGAAAACTCTGAACGAGCGTATGAAGAAGAAGTTATGCTCACTGGTTTTGGTGAAGCACCAGTGAAAAATGAAGGCTCCGCAGTCGTTTACGACACGGCGCAAGAAGCATGGACGGCAAGATATGTCAATGAGACTATCGCAATGGCTTTTTCTTTAACCGAGGAAGCAATTGAAGATAATCTGTATGACACGCTGTCTTCGCGGTATACAAAAGCACTGGCGCGATCCATGTCACAAACAAAGCAGATCAAAGGCGCAAATATTTTAAATAATGCGTTTGCGTCTGGTACAGGTGGAGATGGAGTCTATCTTTGTAGCGCATCCCACCCCACTGTTGAAAACGTAAATCTTAGTAACATCTTAAGCACTGCTTCAGATTTGAATGAGACTTCGTTGGAACAGGCTTTGATTGATATTGCAGGCTTTAAGGATGAACGAGGGCTGAGAATTAATGCTCAGGCCACGCGTCTTCTTATTCCGTCTGCGCTGCAATTCGTTGCAGATCGTCTGTTAGAATCTCCAGGCCGTACAGGAACTGCAGATAACGACATTAATGCTGTGAGGAACATGGGAATGGTTCCACAGGGTTATGCCGTTAATCACTTCTTGACGGACACCGATGCGTGGTTCTTAAAGACGGATGTTCCTAATGGACTTAAGCATTTCGTTCGTACATCTGTATCAACGAATATGGAAGGTGATTTCGAAACCGGAAATGTTCGTTATAAAGCTAGAGAACGATATAGCTTTGGTTGGAGCGACTGGAGAGGAATCTTCGGTACTCCTGGGGCATAGTGAAACTGGGTGGTCTGCGAAGACCACCCTTTTTCAAATTCTAGGAAAAATAGCTCTAGCGACTGGCCTAGCAGACGCTTACGAAGACTCTAGAGCAAACCCTTTCGTAAGGAGGTACTTTAAGTGGCACAGACTACTTTTTCAGGTCCTGTTCGGTCTCTTGGTGGTTTTATCAGCGCGGGTTCAACTAGTTTTGTTAGCTTAACGGCTGATACAACATTAACGGTTGCTGCTCATGCGGGGAAAGTTCTTCTCACTAATGATGCGGATGGTAAATTTACATTACCGTCAATTGTGGCAACTACCCCAGCTGATTCTACAGATCCAGGACAGCTTAATAATATTGGTGCATCGTTTACTTTTATTGTCGTAACTGCGGCAACAGACATGGATATTCTAACGGACGGCACTGATAAGTTCGTTGGGGGTACTTATACTGGGGTGACTAATGCAACGGGTAAGACGTTCATTTCTGGTGCAAGTAATGATGTAATTACTATGAATGGTACAACCACAGGCGGTATTGCTGGAAGTATTGTTCGCGTCACGGCTATTGCTTCTGCTAAGTACGCTGTTGAAGGTATTATCCTAGGTTCTGGTACACTCGCCACACCGTTTGCAGATGCGTAATTGGGGGTGATTAATGGCTGATGCTGTAACAAGTACGACCATCTTAGATGGGACTCATAGAGCATTAATTCAGATAACGAGCTTAAGCGATGGCACAGGAGAAAGTGCCGTCAATAAAGTAGATGTTAGTGCGCTAAATGCTAGAGCTGACGGAACTGCCTGCAGTGGTGTAACTATTGACAAGGTCCATCATTCTGTAACTGGTTTTACCCAAGTACAGTTATTTTGGGATGCAACTACGAACACTATTGCATTAGCACTAGCAGAATCAAGTAATGGGCATATGGATTTTAGCAACTTTGGTGGAATACAGAACACCTCTGGTTCTGGAAAAACTGGGGATATTCTCTTAACAACCATAGGGGCGGCTAATTTAGATACGTATGTAATTGTTCTTGATTTATTAAAGCACTACGGTTGATTTATGGCTACATCTGGAACTAGAACGTTTAGTCTTGATGCGGCTACGGCAATTGAGGAAGCCTTTGAGGTTGCAGGCTTAGAGCTTCGAACAGGGTATGACGCGCTTGCAGCGCGTCGATCCTTAAATCTGATATTTGCTGATTGGTCTAATCGAGGAATACAACTTTGGGAAGTTACCCAAGTTATCACTTCTCTTGTAGAAGGGACGAATTCATATGCATTAAATGCGTATGACATAGATATTCTTGACGCGGTTATCCGAAGGGATGAAAGCGGAACGGATACAGATCTGCAAATAACCCGTATTGACCGTAATGAGTTTCTTGGTATTCCTACTAAAACTACAAAAGGTAGACCAAGCCAATTTTACGTAGAGCGAACAATCACGCCTACTGTGTATCTTTGGCCTACTCCTGAAAATTCTACGGATAAATTTATTTCGTATCGTTGGACTCGAATACAAGATGTCGATGCAGCGATAAATGATTTAGATCTTCCATCACGGTTTCTTCCGTGTATGGTGTTGGGATTAGCTACTTCGTTAGCGATAAAGAAAAATCCTGGCAAATTACAAATTTTACAACCATTATATGAAACCTCTTTACAAAATGCTTTGCGATATGATGAAGATCGTTCTTCTGTGCATTTAGTACCAAGGCCAACTTATTTCTAATGGCTTATGCACAAGGAAAACACGCTTGGGGGATTTGTGACCGATGTGGTTTCCGGTGTCGGTATTTGCAGATGCAGATGGAATGGACAGGCTTTAAGGTTTGTCCTGAATGCTATGAGGTAAAAAACCCTCAATTAGATCCTCCAAATTTTGGTCCAGATGCAGAATCCTTGTATCAACCTCGACCGGAAGTTTCGTTACCTCAATCACAATTAGGGGTTGTAACAACTGAAGTTCCAGGGCCTATGACTTCAACTGCTAATGACCCACCTTCTATGATTGGCCATGCGTTTAATGGGTTAGTAGGAAAAGGCGCAGTAGGAGAACTAACGATAACCACAGGTGCGTAATTTATGAGCTTTACACAGGCTACCTTGGAAACTGCAATTAAACAATATTTGGATAGTACAGAGAGTACCTTCACAAGTAATTTGTCCACATTTATTAAATCTACTGAAGAACGGATTTTAAAAGGTCTTGATCTTCCGGTGTTTCGAAAGAACGTAACGGGAACGGCTACTTCTGGAACTCCTTATTTAGGTGCTCCTTCAGACTTTTTAGCCCCACATAGTTTGGCGGTAATTTCGAGTAATAATTATTCGTATTTGTGGTTTAAGCATGTAACCTTTATTCGAGACTATACCCCAGCGGCAGCGACTACTGGTACGCCTCAATACTACGGGGTGTTTGATGATGATTCGTTTATTCTTGCTCCTACACCGGATGCTAATTATACGTTTGAACTTCATTACAAATACCGTCCAACGTCCCTTACTACGGGAGCTACTGATAGCACTACTTGGCTTTCAACAAATGCGATGAATGCAATGCTGTATGGGTCTTTAATTGAGGGAGGAGTGTTCTTGAAAATGCCTCCTCAAGAGTTACAACTTTTCGAAATGCGGTTTCAAGAATCAATGGCTACGTTAAAACAGTTGAGTGAAGCATTAAGTGATGAATACCGTTACGACTTGCGTAGTCGTCCAACCACCACGGAGACCCCGCCTAATGCACCTACTCCTAGATAAGCAATAAATGANTGATTTAGAAAATAAACACGTAGCTCTGTTAGGTCTAGGTCATAGTCAGTTGGATTATCATCTCTCTTTGACGCATAGCCAAGAGTATGACGAGGTGTGGGCCATCAATGCCATGTGCGCGGTAGTGCAGCCGGATCGGGTGTTTATGATGGACCCTGCTTCGCGATTTTTTGATAGTGAGGATGCGGGTGGACAGACCCAGGTTATGCGAAGGATCTTGCCACAGCTTAACTGTCCCGTTTATTCCTGCGAGTTAGATGAACGGGTTCCCGCTATAGAACCGTACCCCTTAGACAAGGTCGTTCAAGACTTGGGGTGCGGTTATTTTAATAACACCGTGTCTTATGCAATTGCATTTGCGTTGTGGAAAAAGGTGGGTCGCTTAAGTGTATTTGGGGTGGACTTTACCTATACAACCAATATGCATTATGCCGAACTGGGGCGAGCGTGTTGTGAGTTTTGGTTAGCGCGATGTATGTCTGCTGGAATGGAAGTAGCAATAGCCCCGAGATCACCGTTGTTAGATACTAATGTAACAGAAAAAGATAAGTTGTATGGNTATCATCGGTTGAGTAATCCTCCAGTGGTGTATGCGGAAGATGGAGAATTAAAAGGTGACGGCTTTCTCTAATATTGAAAAAGAAGAGGAAGTAGTTGTTTCTATTTATGGACGTGAGGATGGAGTTGAAATCACCCGTCCTGTTGAACCAGCGAGTTATTAATGTTTCAAGTTGATTTGGACACATCGATTGGAGACCTTGGCGTACAGACTACCCAATACCGAGGCCATACACCGCAAGAGTTTGCAAAAATGGCTACAGATCGTATTGTCAGTATTAGCGACGACGCACCGGAGCCAATTCGTCAGCAGGCGCATGCGTTTAAAGATTATTTAGAAGTATTATTAACCGATTATATGCAAAAGGCTGTAGAAGGCCATATTTGTACAATTTGTAATTTACTTGAGAAGCAAGGCCACCGTGACATGGCCGAAATTATTAGGAGACTTTAATGGCAATCACACAGGCAATGTGCACCAGCTTCAAAAAAGAACTTTTAGAAGCTAAACACAATTTTTTGGCGACAGGTGGCAACACCTTTAATTTGGCTCTGTACACCAGTTCTGCAACGATGAGTGCTGCAACAACGGCATACACCACTTCTCAGGAAGCGTCGGGTACGAACTACACTGCAAAGGGGGCATCTTTAACGCGGGTGAATCCAACCACTTCTGGGACCACAGCGTTTACTGATTTCTCTGATTTAACTTTTGGGACAGCAACCATCACAGCACGTGGATGTATGATTTTTAANGACTCAGCTTCTGGTGATCCAGCCGTAGCCGTATTTGATTTCGGTGGAGATAAGACCAGNACAGCGGGNAGTTTTACTATTACNTTCCCTACTGCTGATGCCAGNAACGCAGTNATACGAATTGCCTAGTCGATGGCAAATGTCACAGGTTGGGGCCGTGGTACGTGGGGATCTGGCGCTTGGAGCGAAGAAGATCCGATTGCGCTTACAGGGTTGGCGGGAACATCCGCGCTTGGCTCCTTATCTGTCACAGCTGATGCCAATGTTTCTGAAACAGGTGTTGCCGGTACAGGAGCGGTTGGCTCCGTGGTTGCAACAGGCGTTGCCAATGTGGCGGTCACGGGTCTTGCCGGTTCTAGCGCCGTTAGTTCAGTCTCTATTTCAGGCGCGTCCAATCTATCGATTACAGGTCTGGCAGGAACGTCTGCGCTCGGGACGATCCTTGCCGCAGGATTCGCGATCACGGGAGTTAGCGGTACAGCATCGACCATTGCGTTGGGCGATGAAACGGTTACTGGCGATGCGAACGTTTATCCGACCACAGTGGCAGGAACTACAGCACTCGGATCGCTGGGCATCATTTGTGACAACAATATCGGGGNCACNCTCGATGCTGCAACGGGTGGATTGGGTTCGCTTACGCCGACAGGTACGGCATCAGTTGTACTTACGGGGACTAGCGGAACCGGAGAAATCACACAGTTATTGGTCTGGGGTCTCGTTGACACAGACCA